CCCACAGCGACATGGACGAAGGGCTAGTCATGGCGAGCGACTACTACTACACGACTGGCCCGAACGCTGGACAACCCAAGCCGGGGACTAGCCCGGAAACGAGCGACACTCCGCCATCACCCGATTTGCCAGATGGCATAGCACCGAAGCCTGACGACTTTGAATCTGTTCCCTACGAATACGACCCAGTGGCTAATAGCTGGGTTGCGATGATTCGCTAAGAGATGAATGTTGTTGATGCACCCAACAAAGTAACTAGCGGACGACCCCTGTCGCCCGTCGGTATTGTCGTGCATCACACAGCTTCAAACGCTAACGCAGACCCCGACGCTGTTATCGCCATGTGTGTACGTGGCGTCAACAAAGTACCCGGACCGCTTTACAACTATCTCATTAAACGTGACGGCACCATCGTTACGTTGACAGCAGAGAACGTGAAAGCAAACCACGCTGGACGGGGAATGCAAACCGTCCTGACTCGTATGCAAAAAAACCTTCCTGTTACGGGAAACGCATCCGGTCCCGGCAAGATCAGCGCTAACGCTCGACTTGTTGGCGTGTCTATTATTAACGACGGTTTAGGGCAAGACGTTCCCGAGGCTCAGATGGACGCATTGGTAGACCTGTGCGCCTTTCTGTGCGACGGGCACAAATGGAACCCTGATGTGGCAGTAGTAGGACATAAGGAATGGACTTCACGTAAAGTTGATCCTTCGTTCTCGATGCCAGATTTACGGGCACTTATTCATCGTCGCATGGTTACTGACGCACCAACAATGGTGTTACCTAAAGAACCTGAAGATGGACTGGTTTCTTATCCCGGTTTGTTGAAGAAGGGTTCAAGGTCTAACGCTGTTCGTTTCGTGCAAGCCTGCGTGGGTGCCCAACAAGATGGTATTTTTGGGCGTGCTACCCAGGCAAAGGTAATTAGGTGGCAACGGGCTTTCGGCCTGAAACCAGACGGCATAGTTGGCCCTTCTACATGGGAAGCTATGAAGATCAAAAGGACAGACATTGTTCACCCAGCGTTTTATTAAAGATTCATTAGAGCGTGGAGTATCCACGTTCGCTCAGGCGTGGGCTGCTGCTATGGCAGTTCCCGGCCCAGATTGGGGTGACTCCTTCAAGATTGCAGGGGTCGCTGCTCTTATTTCTATTGCTAAAGCTGTTGCGGCTAGCCGTGTAGGCGACCCGGAAACTGCTGCTATGGGTAAAAGCTAACCCCTTATAGGGATGGGTCTTTGCGATGACGTACCGGCAGTCAGGGATACAATATAGAGAGGCCAGTTTCGCTTATAACACGAGCGATTCTACGGTCAATGTCGGTGTTATTGGCGTTGTCGCAACGATCCCTACCTCTATTGATTTCCCTTACCGCAAGTCGGGGATGTCGTATCGTGATCCGCTGTGGACGTACAGGGAACCACCTTCATCTGGTAACGCTTACACGGTTATCTGTTTCCCTGCCACGATAGGGGTCACTACTCAGTTCTCTGCGGTAGCTGGTTTACCGGCAACGGTTACACCTGGAACGATTGCGGCTACGGCTGGTGTTGCTACAAGCATTGACGTTGACGCTAACTACGCGGAGTTACATGAAGGCATAGAGCTTACTGCGTCCCTCCCCGCTCCTGCGCTGCTCATCGGGCAGCAGATGATCCCGGCGGCTATTGCGGTTACGACCACGATGGCTCCAACCATTGAAGTCATCCTTGATGTAGGCACGATTGCTGCTACGTCTACGGTCGCTAACTCACATGACGTGGACGGCAGTTACACCTTCTACGCTGCCACGATTAAAGCAGTTGCGGCTACACCTGACGTGCCGCTCCATCGCATCCTGACTGTCCCTGAACATAATGTGGTTCCCCCCGTGCTGTTGCGTCGAGACACGACGAACGCTGCTTACGCATTACGCAGGCACTATAAGCCAACAGCTCGAGGTATCAACCTAATCATTATCAACAACACCTCAGTCCAAACGTTTATGCCCGCTGATTGGGACACTGTGACTCGTGTAATCTATGGGGGACATGAGAGTCCAGATGATTTAACGGCCACTGAACAAGACATCCTGATAGCCGCAGGGTATAAATTTAGAGTAGGAGCTTCTGTCTAATGCCTATGTATTCCTACCGTTGCGCTAACTGTTACACCATTTGGGATGTTTTTCATAGCTTCAACGAAAGCCATGACGAGCCCTGCGAGAACTGTGAAGGGGAACTCGCTAAATACTATGGGTCTATCCAGGTTTCTCCAGCAGCGTGCCCTACTAGGAGTGGGGTGCATGACTCAAAGGCGATTGACATGGAAGCTACTCGCCAGAATGAGAAGAATAAGGAAGCTGATCTTGCTGCGTATAAGCGTTTGAGGAAAGACGGACTGCAGCCTCCTAGCACAGTGGGCGCAGCGAAACTGGAGTCTGAAGCAGGAACTAAGTGGGAAGTTAATGCCGGTAAAACGTTGCGTCCTGAAACCCGGAAACAAGGGGAGAAGCAACTACAGGAGTTCTTAGGATGAGCACGGCACAAACATGGATTGACAATACCCGCAATATGTTGTTGTCAGGGTATGTAGAAGAAATGGATGTGCTTACCGCAGCGGTTACTAATACCACAGTCCAGCAAGTCACAGTCCAGGGGGTCGCTACGAGCTGGGCTAAGGGCGTTGTCTTTGAGATAGGCAACGAAATGTTTTATGTGATTGACGTGAACACGGCAGGCAATGTCATCAGTGTGTTCCGAGGATATGGGGGGTCAACCCCTAGCACTCACGCTATTGGGGACATGGTTCGAGTGTCACCTAAGTTCCCTACGTTTAGGATTGTTCAATCTTTGAACGATGATCTTAACGATTTGTCTTCACCGGATAATGGTTTGTTCCAGATGAAGACTACGAGTTTCACTTACAACGCTAGTGTTGACGGCTACAACTTGGCTGGCCTTACGTCTGATGAGATTAACTCTATCTATTCTGTGACTTATGCAGACATTGGGGTGGAAGCCACAGAGCCTGAAGTCATGTCATGGACGTTGAAACGAAACCGTGACACGAGTGCTTTCGCTAGTGGTCTTGCTCTTGTTCTCTACACTGGGGCGTGGCCTGGTCAGACGGTGACGGTGATGTATAAGTCGCCGCTTACTCAGATCACTGATGGCACTACAGCTCTTTCGACTGTCGGGTTGGCTGCCACTGCCTACGATTTGCCTCCTCTTGGGGCGGCGATGGCGTTGATGACGACCACTCCAATCAGACGAGAGTTCCTTGATGCCGAGGGTACCTCACGGCTTGCCGAGGAAGTGCCTCCAGGCGCGATCTCAGCCTCTTTCAGAGACTTAATGGGGCGACGTAGGGCAAGACTCCAGGCAGAGTCTGGGAGGCTCGTAGCGCGCTATCCGCAGATGTGGACAAGGAGTTCCGCTGTACGCCCGACTTCGCAATGGAGCGGGTATTCGGATGGCTAGTGGAGATTACTTACCAGTTCAATTAGATGGCACATCGTACCTCGTAGACACTCGACAATACTCTCGCACTACCGTTCCCGCTTTAAGGGAGCAGCGAGATAACAGCGCTGAAGCAGGTGAGAACGCTTTAGATACAAGTGGTGCGTGGACACGCTCCCAAACAGACTGGAGTTTAGGTGCGGGTCAAACGCATTTTGATTTGGTTGACTCTGACCGTCGTAGGTTTGCAAGTTCTACGGGTGTTGATCCGTGGACGAAAGGCCAGGTCACGCTTCTCCCCATCACCGAGGAGAAGCTAAACGCTACCACTAGTAACCTTCTTGTTCAGAGAATGGGTACCTATTTGTACGCTACTCACGCAGAGACAGCCGAGTTTACGAGTTCAGCTACACCTGCTTCTCCGACGTGGACAAACTTTGTGGCACGAGCTACGCATCAGATAGCTGACATCACGTCTGATGGCACAAACATTTACTTTGCTTTCGGGTCGGGTGCAGCTATAGCTAAAGCAACTCTTGGTAACAACGCTATTGATGGTGCGTGGCCTTCGAGTGGTACACAAGCAGCCGACATTATTGAGGTCGCAGCGGGTCGTCTGATCGGTGCTCTTGGCGCAAACATATTTGAACTAGGCGCTAACGGAGCCAAGCTTGGTAGCTCACTTGATTACACCCCCTCTCTTGCTGGCACTACCTGGGTATCTGTGGCTGGTGGGCCTTCCGGCATTTTCGCTGCAGCTAACACCGATAACACTGGGACCATCCACCAAATAAGTGTCAGCTCTACCGACGGCACTTTGCAAACACCTGTTATCAGCGGGCAGTTACCTCGCGGTGAGCAGGTAAATCAGATCTTGGTTTATGGGGAAGTTCTTTTAATCGCTACCACAGAAGGATTAAGGACTGCTCTAATCGACACTCAGTCGGGCTCTGTGACTATTGGGCCGGTGATTGAGGAAGGCGGCGAGGCTTATGGTCTTGAAGCTGAAGGCAAGTTCGTGTGGTGGGGCGCTGCAGCAGGTCAAATCTATAGGGCTGATCTTTCGCAGTTCACATCCACGTTAGTCCCAGCATGGGCATCTGACCTGGTGTCAACGGGAGCTTCCGGCAACGTCAACTCGATTGCCCGGTTCGGCAGCAAAACTTATTTCGGTGCTGCTACTGATGGCGTATTTGGTGAGTCGGGTACTGGCATAAAAGTTGCTACTGGGACACTCAACATTGGTGAAGTTTCGTGGTCAACTGTGGCACCCAAACTGTTGCGTAACGTGACAGTACGGCAGAACCGTTCTCAGTTCGACTCAACCACCCAATACCAGCAAACCGGATTTGAATACAACGAGACTGATGCGACCTATCGAGGGACGCAAGTCAGTATTATGCCGGGGACAGTTAAGTTTAAGGCCACTAACGATAACAACGCGGTCAGCGATCTTGGTCCATTGTCTACAGGTGTGCCCGCAAACTTCTCGTTTGCCCCTGAATCGTCGGTGTCTTACAAATTTGAGATCACTTTAACTCGTGACGGTTCCAACAATTTGTTAGCTCCAATCATTGAAGATTGGGTGACGAGCTGTATCGCTACACCTAACCGAGTAGATGAGATCATTGCACCAATAGTATTACAACGCCAGGTGTTGACCTCTCGTAACAGTGGGGCTCCAGCTACCTATGATTCGGCTGCAGTGTTTAATTCTTTGCATGGCCGCATGGAATCAGGTGTCACTGTTGATTACGTTGAAGGGACAAGGACAGAGAAGGTGACGATTGAGCGCCTTTCAATGCAACCCAACCGCATATCCGACAACGGAGCTTGGTGGGAAGGTACCCTTGTAGTGAGGCTACTGACCGTACCAAGTTAGGGGGCTTCATGGCTAAGGTACTGTTCTACGATATTGAAACCGCGCCTAACTTGGCGTATGTGTGGGGACAGTACGACCAGAACGTCGTTCGACAATACCGGGAATGGTATCTCCTCTGTTTCTCCTACAAGTGGGAGGGGCAGAAGTCTACCAGCGTTGTGTCTCTCACTGATTTCCCTGATGTCTACGACAAAGACCCTGAAGATGACAGCGCTGTAGCTCAGGTGTTGTGGGATCTATTTGATGAAGCTGATGTTGTGATCGCCCACAACGGCGACAAGTTTGATATGCGTAAAGCCAACGCCCGCTTCGCGTACCACAACATGACTCCACCCTCGATGCCTCAACAGGTTGACACATTAAAGGTTGCGCGCAGGCATTTCATGTTTAACAGCAACAAGCTAGGTGACCTAGGGCAGCACTTGGGGTTGGGAAACAAGGAAGCTACTGGCGGGTTTGAGTTGTGGGCTGGTTGTATGCGTGGCGATG